CCCCGAGCCGCCCCTTCCACTTCTCGCGCCCCGCTTGCATGGAGCGGAGACAAACCACCGGACAAGCCGAGCGCGATGCACGGATTCCTCTCGCGATCCAGCCCCTCGTTCGCCGGATCGCGCGACGCGCTCTCGATGCTCCAAGGCGGGCATGAGTTGGTCGGCGCGCCGCCCCGCGACGACGAACCACGCTTCGACATCGGGAAGGTGGCGCGAGACGTTGGCGAGATGGCGAGCCAGCGAAACCTGGCCGGCATTCCGGGCGCGTTCATCGGGATCACGCCGAGACAACAGCTAGGCGCCCTGCTTGCTGGCGCCGGGCCAGAGGTCGCGGCGGCTGCCGCCCCGCTGGCGGCTGGCGCGGGACTCAGCGCGGCGGCCGTCAAAGCCATTCAGGCCGCCGGCGGATTCGCTGGAGGTGTTGGCGGCACCGCGGCGATGGCTCCGGGCTCGAGCCGCGGAGAACTCATCGCCGGGGGCGCACTGGGCGGGGCGCTCCCTGGCGCGCTCGGGTGGCTCGCCAACACGGGCCCAGGCAGAGCACTCCTCGCGAAGCTCAGTCCATCTCTTCCTCTCGAGGTTGGGCCGACGCTAGGGGCCGGGTCCGGTCCTGCCGGACTGCTCGGCGAGGGATCGATCGCCGCAGGCAAGGGGCCGTTTGCGCAAGCGGCTCCGCGCATCACCGATCCGGCGCGCATGTTGGGCGCTGGCGCCGCGACGAAAGCGCGGGCCCCGTCTATCGGCGCCCCCGCATCTCTCGGAGACGAGGCCCTCCGCTTGCCTGGATCGATCGAAGAGCAACTCCTCGCCATGGACACGGGCGCCGGGGTCGAGAAGGCGCGGCGCGGATTCGGCCCGGCCGTGCTCGGCTCGAAGCAACCGAAGGTCGGTGAGCTCACAGAGGAGCTCTCTGCCCGCGTCTTCCCGAAGGCGCCCCCGGACGAATGGAGATCCGCCCGGGCGGCGGCGAAGCTCGGAGACAAGAGCGCGCTCGAGCGCATCACGCGCGCCCCGGGTGACGAAGAGATCGCGCGGCGGATCCGCGGGATGAAGGCCACGATGCCGCGCCCCGGCGCAGTCCAGACGCCGAAGACGCCGCCGGCGAACGAGACCCCGGAGGAGGCGCTCTTTCGAGCGATCACGGAGGCCGGGGCGAAGACGGAGCGCGCGACAACGGCCGCGACGCCGGGCGAGATCACCGCGGAGTCTCAGGCCCCACGCACGGGCAAGGCCGCCCGCGTAGCTCGTTCGCAGGAGCCAAGCCCCATCAAGGCACCGACGGCAAAACGCCAGGGCCGCGTGGCCGCCGGCGGGGCCGATACAGCAGAAGAGGAGGCGCTCCGCCTGCCCACCGGACAACCGGCGCCGAAGAGACCCGAGACGATGGTCGGACTTCCGCCGTCACCACCGCCGCCCTCGAAGGAGGCGCTCCAACAGTGGGACGCGGGCGCCATGAAGGCGGCCGAGGAGATGCGCGGCGGGAAGAGGGCTCTCTTCGGTCGCGAGCCGAAGCCGGACACACTCGGACTCTATGAGCACTTCGCCCCGCTCTATCGCCGCATGGGCCGCGGGGACACGCCAGCAGCGCCGCAGGTGCCCTTCTGGGCCGCCGACGACGCATCGGGCGCCTACGGACAGACCGCGGCCGAGTTCGCACCAGACACGGTTCCGGGGCTCGCTCCGCGCACTCTGCCGGAGCCGATGACGCCGGGCGGCCCGGTTGGTGGCGGAGTGACCTCGAGGATGCGAGCGCCGCGCTTCGCTGCCCCCGGGGCGCAGGACTACGGGAAGACGATGCCAGACGCCATGCCGCTGCGCGCCCACACGCGCGTTGATACGGCGCTCGATCCGACGGCGATCCGGGGGCCGCTCGCTCCGCCCAGAGAGATCACCCCAGCCTATCTCGACACGACGCCGGATCTCGTGCCGCCTCGGTTCGGGAGCACCAACCCCCTTGCTCCCGAGTTCAACCAAGGCGGGACGATGCGCGGGCGCGTCGGCAGTCTGGACCGGGCGCAGACCGGCGTTTCGGGCTTCATGCCGGAGATGATGGAACTCGAGGCCGCGGGACACCGGGCCCGGGAGATGGCCGGCACCAATGCGCTCGCCATGGCCACCCGCGGAGAGACAATTCCGGACGAACTGCTCGGGCAGATCGACGACAACGCGCTCGAAGAGCTGACGGACTACCTCGCCGCCCAGATGGCGGGGCGCGGGGAGAGCCGGGCCCAGTCGATGTTCCCGCCGCCCGCGATGCCGTTTCGACCCCAGTCCGGGCCGCCACCCATGAACCCGCCCAACCCGCTTGCACCCATGGATGATGCCATGCTACGGTTACCGAATGCACAACGACCTGAGGTTGGCCTTGGTCCCGGTGGTGGTGGTGGAGGAGCTCCTGGCGGCGCACCCGTCGGAGCTGGAGCTGCGACCTATCTTCGCCGGGCTGTTGCTCTGGCTCTTGCTGGGGGCGGTGCTGGCGCTGGCCTGGCGATCCTTGAGCGGCTTCATCGCGAGCGTGCTCGCCGACGAGCAAGCATGGCGGCGCCGCGACGCTGAGCGGAGGGCGTCATGACCATCCGCAACGGAAAGACGGAGGTCCCGGCCGAGGCCTTCGTCCGCGAGTGGATGTTATCTGGCTCGCTCGATGAGGTCGCCGCCCGGACTGGCCTCTCGCGGTCGCACTGTCAGAGCCGCGCATCCATGCTCCGGAAGGCCGGGGTGCCGCTCAAGGTGATGGCCAACCAACGGACCATCGCGAAGCGTCTCGCCGGCTTGGTAGAGCTCGCGGAGACGGTGAGCGAGCATCCGCCGGGCCGGGCGCGCGATGATGAAGCGCGGGAACGATACGCCCTGCTTGAGCGCAGGATGATGGAGGCGGCAGAACGGGGCGACGAGACCCTAGCCGATGCACTCCGGGACGCCATGGATTCCATTTGGTACCGGATGAGCGACGAGGATCATTCCAGGCTAAACGGTCGAGGGAATGTGTCTCTCGCCACTCCTAGTAGCGATTCGTCGGCGAGTAGCGAACGCGGCGAGAAGTGATCGAGCGACGGATCTCTTCACGGAGGTTCTTGTCACTCCAGTTTTGTCGGGAGCGTTTGATGACCGCCATCAGCTCCTCCTCGAGCGGGGCCTCCGATCCGTCGTCCTTCACGAGCGAGGGCTGTAGATCGATGATGGGCGCGATCCCCGGCGTGAAGTGGGCGTAGGCCGCGAGCAGATCGGCCATAACGCAGTCATCGTGCTCTCCGTCGGGCGCCTTGTACTCGCCGTCCTCGTTCTTGTACATGCGCCATTGGCGGATCGCTTCGCGGTTGCGCAGGACCAGGAGCCCCGCCCGGTGTGTCTTCACGCCAACGTCCACCATCAGCGCCTTAGTTCGCTCGTTCACGTTGAAGCCGAGCAGGAATTGAGTGACTTCCCCGCGGTCTCCGATCATCTCCGGATTCTTCGCCTGGTACACGTAAGGATACCTCCGTTGAGCCAAGGCGACGCAGACCGCGTTGCCGGGCGGGTTGTTCTCCGGCATGAGAAAGGATTTGTTGTACTGAACCGCAAGCCATGAGGCGAGGTCCGAGAGATGCGTCCCGGTCATCTTGCCGATGTAACGGGCCACCTCAATCAGCTGAATCCCATCCGTGCGATCGAAGATCGAGATCACAGACCAGTCACCGTGTGCAAGTCCGCGGGACGTGTCCACGCCGGCCACGTAGTAGGCGCCCTTCGCGGGCTCCGCGAATCGCCAGAAGGTGGCTCCGCGTTCGGATCCGACCGCGTGCTCCCGAAAGTCGTTCTCGCTCACCCATTCAATTTGCGCCAGCGCAGGCTTTGAGTGTTGCGCGGCCGTCGCCTGATCGGAGAGGCGCTTCTGATCGAAGACGACGTTTCCCTTCGTGACGAAGCTCTCCTCCCAGCTCGCCGGATACTCCTGCATGAAGTAGTCATCCGGCGGCATCGCGCTCTGGTTCGCGCACTCGTCGGCGATCTTGTATCTCCTCCACTTGAGTTGCTCGAGATCGCAGGCGTGTTGTTCGATGAGCAGCTTCTCTCGGTGATCGAGCGTGTTCTTGATCTGGTCCTCCTCGCCGGGCAAGAGCGGGAGCCGGTACGCTAGATCCTTCGTCCACGGCCAGAAGAAGCGGAAGTAGCCGTTCCATCCCTCGGGGAATGGCTCCCCACGAAGGAGCATGTCGATCCCTTCTTCCACCCAGATCGCAGCCTCGAAACACGTGTGAAATGAGTTGCCGTAACCGTTGGCCGTGCTCTCGCGGTATCGCTCCGAGTGGTAGACGGCAGCGTTGAGCATCGAGGCCGCCTCGTCTGGGCGCTCGAAGTGTGCCTCCTCCGAGATATGAACGAAGTGATAGGTGAATGAGCGGCTCGAACCACCCCGCGATCCAGCGGTCTTGATCAAGAGCTTCGATCCGTGGTCCGGGCCCCACTCGATTCCGCGCTCTCCCTTCCGTGGGGCGTGCTGTCGGATCGGGAGATCGTCCTCTCGGAACTGGTAATGGCACCGGCGGGCGATCTCGGCGATGTTCTGGGACGCCTCCCGTTGGTGCGCCATGATGACGGCGTTGACTCCGGGCACGAACTCACAGAGCCAGTCGGCCCGCACTTCGAGATAGGTCGAGACGCCGTTCTTGCGTGCCTTGTTGGCAACGATCTTGATCGGGTACGGCGACACCGGCGCCCTGGGGTTGCTTTGCTGGAGGATCCGCGAGCGAAGGATGTTGAACTTCTGAACGAGCTTGATCGTGTGGTCGAGGCCGAGCTGGCAGTCGTTCCACATGAAGGGGATGGTCTGGGCCCCCGTCGGAGAGTCGCGGTCCGGAATGAGGATCCGCTCCTCGCAGTAGGCCCGGAAGTCCTTGGCGTACCCGGCCCGGGTCGCCAGGATGCTCTCCCGTTCTGCGGGAGTGAGCGCCCGTTCCCGTTCCGCCTTCAGCACCAATGACGATGCTAGCCGGGCTGGCGCAAAGTGTGTAGGTTTCCTCCATGGCGGAAGCGATCGTGTCCCTGGCCTGCGTCGTAGCCCTCCCCGTGTCTCTCTGGGTCTTCGCCCTCTGCATCCGCTCGGTGCTCGCCGGAGCGGCCGAGGGCCACATGGCGGCCATGGACGAGCTCAGGCGACAGATAGAGCTCGGCCGGGCGCTCACCGCCGAGATGATGACGGCCCACCAACAGCAGCTCGATGGGATCTTGCGCCACCTGGAGGACGCGGACCAAGTGGGCGGACAGCCGGTGGGGCTTCAGAAGCACGCGGCGGAGCTCCTCCACGGCCAGCAAGAGCGAGAGCGGGCGCTCCAACATCAGTGGCAGATGGCGCAGCTCGAGGCCAAGGAGCGCGCGCACAAGGACGAGGTGGCGCGACAGCAGCGAGAGATGGAGATCCGACTGGCGCGGGAGCAGGTTGCCGATGCCCCTCACTGAGAAGCGGGCCCGAGAGGCCCTCGAGAAGATGCGCCACAAGTATCGGCAGGCGCGCGAAGCCTGGGAGTTGAGGCGCAGGGATCGAGAGCTCGAGAGCGCCCTCTTCACCCAGGGGCTTCAGCACGAGGAGATCGTCGCGAACGAGAAAGAGATCGCGGCCGATGAGGCCGTCGAGACCGCCAACATGATCCGCCCCCTCGTCCGCGCGGCGACGGCCGCGACGTTCAGAGCGATCCCGACGATCGAGGTCGCCACGACCCACGACGATCCAGCCGGCCACACCAGGGCCGAGCTCGTGGAGCGCGCGGCCCGGAGCGCCTTTTTGAACGGGATCGTCGATTGGGATGAGTTCCACCGCTGCATCGCCTGGTCCAAGCAGGGCGGCCTCGGCTGGATGGAGATCCTATTCAACCCGGACGCCGGCCGAGAGATCGTGAGCGAGGAGTCCCTCTTCGAGGAGGAGGACGACTTCGAGGCGAAGGACGAGGAGGCGGACCTCTTCGGTGAGAGAGTCCGCCGCTCGATGCGAGAGGGCGAGATCGAGACCGTCTTCGTCGCGACGGCGGAGGGCTTCCAGAACCCAGACGCCCGCACGAAGAAAGAGATCCGGCAGTTCTTTCGGACGCGGCTCTACGCGGAGGATCGCGCCAAAGAACTATTTTCGAAGGACTACTTCGGAAAGAAGATCGAAGCCTTCGACGGCGGCCGAGACACGATGGCCGCCGACGATTGGCGCATGTCCCAGATGCAGGACTACGGCGAGCAGGAAGAGAGCCTCGTCGAGGTCGTGGAGGCGTGGTATCTGCCCACCGGACCCGCCGGGCCCTATCCGAACGGCGCCTATGCCCTCTTCTCTGGCGCCACGCTCATCTACATGGGGCCCAACTGGCTCGCGCCGAAGCGCCTGCCCTTCGTCCCGTTCTTCGGGGACTGCATCGTCACTGGGAGCCTTCACCCAGACGGCATGGTCGAGGATCTGAAGGGGATTCAACAAACACACAACTTCCTCCTCTCGAAGATGAAGGAGCACGCCGACAAGGTGCTCAATCCGACGCGGCTCGTCCCGGTACAGAGCGGCGTGGACGCCTCCGCGTTCACGAACAAGGCCGGTCAGACGCTCCGTTATTTGGCCGGCCACCCGCCATCGTTCGATCGCCCGCCCGGGATCGATCAGTCGATGTTTCAGTTCCTCGAGTATCTCAAGGCCCAAGCCAACCTGATCTCCGGATACCACGACTTCACGCGCGGGAACCTCGGAACCAACGTGTCTGGGCGCTCGATGATCTTGGCGAGAGAGAACGAGGGGCTCACCAGAGAACCCGACAACGTGAGCTTTCAAATTTCCTGCCTCGAGATGGTCCAACACATCATCCACCTGATGAGGCAGTTCTACCCGGACGGCCGAATGTTCCGAGTCCTCGGCAGCGATGGCCGATGGGAAAAGGCCGAGTTCATGGCGGAGGATTTCGACGTTGCCCAAGACCTGATAATCCAGGTCAACACCGGCTCCCCGACGACGCCCGGGGCCCAGTTCACAGAGATCCTCGAGCTGCTTCAGTACGGCGCCCTCGATGACACGCCACAGGCTGAGCGCGCTCGAGACATGCTCGCGAGCAAGTACTACAAGAAGTCCACCTTCGATGTGGCCTCCGGTGATCGCGCCAAGGCGCGCAGAGAGAACCTGATCATCCAACACCAGTGGCCGGACGAGCTCGCCGTGGCGACCTTCGACAACCACGCCGTCCACCTGGGCGAGCACAACCAATTCCGGAAGACCACGGCCTATGAGCAGCTCCCACCAGACCTGAGGATGAAGCTGGACGCCCATTGTGATGAACACGAGGACCTCCAAGAGGCGCAGATGATCGATCTACAGGGGCTCCAATCTGGCGGCCCCGGCGCCGGTCCGCCCGGCACGGTGCCCGGCGAGGGCAACCCGAGCGGCGCGGCCCCGGATAACGCCATGCTCACGGCCGGCGGGCAGGGCCCGGACGCCCTCGCCGAGGGCACCGACTTCCTAGCCGCAGAACAACCCGCTAACGGGGTTTGACGTTCCCGCCGGCATTCGGCACCATCCCCCCACGCGTCCTCGAAGCCAAAGGGTCCGCGAGGCCGGTACGCACGCCGGATCGGTGACGCCAGCAAGACGGCCATTCGTTCGCCACGTTACGGCGTAGGCCAGGAGGTTTTCATGTCGAGCAATCCAGAGTTTCATGCGTCCGAAGACAAGAAGGCCACGAAGGAGGAGACCTTTTCCTCCGAGTGGGAGGGCCCGAACAAGGTGGGGGCCGAGGACTTCTATGCCGAGGACGCGCCAGATCCCGAGGACGCGCTCGATCCGAAGGAAGCAGCCGAGGACGCCTCGGCCGCTTCTGACGATTCCCACGACGACCACGAAGAACAAGAGACCGAGACTGATGGAGACGAAGAGGATTCGGAGGGCGAGGAAGAGGACGCCGGCGCGGATGATACCGACGCAGCCGCAGCGGACGGGCGCTACGGGCCCAAGGCCCAGGAGCGAATCCGGCGTCTAGTCGCCGAGCGGAACGAGAGCCGCGCCAGAGAGGAACAACTCCGGGCGGCGGTGGAGCAGCTCAATCAGGCCGTGTTCCAGCAGCAGCAAATGCAGGCCGGGGCGTGGCAGCAGCAGCAGGCACGGGCGGCCGAGGAGCAGGGCCGGGCCTTCGTCGAGCAGCTTCGAGCGCAGGGCTTCAGAGAGGACGATCTCGCTCACCAGCTCTCGTTGGCCACCCACCAGAAGATGGAGCGGTGGATGGCGGAGCAGCAACAGCAGATGAGCGGGCTCCTGCAACAGTTCCACACGCAGCAGCAGGACACCACTCGGCAACAGTACATGGCGGCATTGGGCACGCGGCTCGGAGAGGCGATCCGGGGCTATGAGGTGCCAGAGGGGGCCCAGCAAAGGCTCCAGGCGCTCGCGGTGGAAAAGGCCACCATGTACAACCTGGGCCCGAAGGCGGCGGCAGAGGCCGCGCTCGAGACGTACCAGGAGCTCGTTGGCGCGCTCCCCAAGAGCGGCCCCAAGAGCCGTGGGCCGGCTCCGTCGAAAGCAGACAAGGAGACGCTCGAACGCGCACGAGTGGCCTCTCAACGTGGTTTTGGTGGGAATCGTCAGAAGGGCCAGAAAGCGTCCGGCCGAAAGACAGTGGACCCAAGTAACCCGGAGGCCATCTTCGATGACTTCTGGCGATAGGAGCACACAAAATGACCGTCGTCTATTCCGATGGAACGAGCATCACGGTTCCGACCGGGAACCGTTCCGGCCTCGACATCACCCTCTTTCTCAACGCGATGAAGGATCAATACCTGCCCATGTGGGGGGATGCGATCAACAAATCCGCTCCGCTGAAGAGCCTCGTCCCGACCGCTGGGACGATCATCGGCGGCAAGCGTTCGCTCACCTCGATCCGCACCGGGAACGTCATGTCCGCCGGCGTCGGGTTCTTCGAGCACGACACCCTAGCGCCCCCGAAGCAGCCCACCTATGAGCAGCCGGAGCTCTTCGCTCGCGCGGTCAACACGCGAGTCCGAATCACGGGCCACGTCGAGCGCGCCGGGCGCGCAGGACGGAGCGCCGTCTTCACCAACGCGATGAAGGACCTCCTCAAGAGCGCCCGCACTCAACACATGCTCTCGTGCGAGAGGATGGCCACGCTCGGCACCTTCCAGATCCTCGCCACCGTGATCTCTTACGTACACGGCACCTTCAAGGTGACGATCCAGCCGCGAGACGGCCGGACCAGCGCCGCGAACAACCGGCACAAACATGGGACGAAGTTTTTGGGTGAGGGGATGGATCTCTCGTTCATCGCGGCCTCGGGCGGCAACGTCGCCCCAACGGGTGATCTGATGGACACCCGCGCCACGGCGAGCAATCGCCGCTACATCGCAGCCGGCGGCATCGACACCAGCGGCACCAATCCGGTCATCACGTTGGATAGCGCCGCCCCGACGGACTTTTCGGGGACGGCGGCCAACGCCCTGATCGTTCCCTGGGCCTCCAGGGACTACCAGAACAACGCGGACGACGCAGACGGGGACTCGCACTACACCGGCTTCAATGGGCTCTACAACCTGATCGCGGTCCCGGCGATCAAGGACTACGTGTACGGACTCAGCCGGACCAGCAAGCCGTTTCTCGCGGCGAACTACATCAACGGGGCCGGAACGCCGGTCTCCTATTCCGAGCACCGCTTGTCGCTGGCTCTCGACCGGGCGGACGAGAATCCGCACAACGGCGACGAGGCGACGGATGTTCTCTTCCTCGGCACGGCGACGCGCCGAGAACACGTGATCCAGGCGAGCCCCGATCGGCACTTCGCCGAGGTGCTTGGCAAGCGCGGGTGGACGCGCCAGGTCTTCCGGGCCGGCGACAAGGAGCTCCCGCTCCTGACGAGCCGGTTCTGCCCCGAGGGGACGATCTACGGCTGGCCGAAGAAGTCCATGGGCTGGTTCCGGGAGTCGCCGATCCACATGCCAGACGGCCGCGAGCGGTTCGTGGACGGCCAGGACGCCCGCGAGCTCTACTTCGTGGAGTCGGGCAACTACGCCCAGCGCAACAGCGCCGCGTGCATCCTGATCGAGGACGTGGACTATTCCACGACCGGCCTCGTATCCGAGGCGGCCTAGTGGGCCACCGAAGGAGGACGAACATGAAAACGCTCGTTCACTTGCTCGTCCTCCTCTCGGCCCCCCTCGTGGTGGGGGGCCGGGCGGAGGCCAAGATCCGTTGGTCGAATCTGGAGAGCGATCTCCAGCTTCGCCGAGTGTGCATCAACGTCGATCTGCCCGGGGACACCGAGGTTGCTCCGGGGGCAGACGGCGTGATCGCAGCGGTGGTGCTCCCCGCGTATGCGGATGATGGGACCTTCACTCAGACGAGCTCGATCGCGACGATCCCGTGGCCGGCGAAGCTGATCGTGGACATCATCGACACCGGCACGGGCGGGACGATGACGTGCCCATCGGTGACCCTGGAGGGCGAAGATCAGTACGGCATGAGGACCGGGGAGACGGTCTCCACCCTCACCGAGACCAACCAAGAGACGGCGAGGGTCTACTCGCGTCTGACGAAGATCGTTCGGCCCGGCGGATGCGCTACGGCGGCGGCCGCGGATACGGACTACGTGAGGATCTCGTGGGGCGGCGACGGGACGACCGCCCCCGAGATCGGACTCGGAACGCGGGTCTCGTCCGTGACCGACATCGAAAGCGCGTGCATCGGTGACTTCTCGGCCAGCGGGCGCTCCCTATGCGCCTTCGCGAGTGGGGCGGGCACAGATGATCTCGTGGACGCCTTCACGCTGTCTGCCGGCGTGGCGACCCTGGATCTCAACGCCTTGCGGTTCGGAGCGGACGGCTCCGGGGTTGAAGTGGCCGCCGGAGATGTTCTCTGCCTGACGATCCGGAGCGCGAGACAATGACGATGTGGAGCGAGCACCCGGATCGACCGTGGGCGGATGATCAGCCGTTCATGGGCCCCGGCGGAGAGCCGGCGGGGCGCATATCGCCGGGGCTCGCTCCCCGTCTACGAAAGGCACGCGGCACCAAGGAGGAGCGTGAGCTTTGGTGCTGCGTGCATCCGGACTACCTCGGCCAAATGCTGGCGCCCCCACCAGAGGTGGAGGCCGGGTTCAGGGACGTGATGGGCGAGCGGCTCATCAAGGAAGGGCAGCTCTCGTTCCTTCTCCGCCGCCACCCCATCATCAATCGGTGGTGCGTGTACGAGCGCCAGTGGCACCAGGGCTTCGGCATGGTGGTCTGGCGCGTGTCCTGGATAATCTGCGAGCGGCCGAAGAGCATCGATCATGTGCCGGAGGACCTCGTGGGGACGGCGGTGGAGCACCTGGCCGGTGTGGTCGGGGACTACTGCGTGCCAACGAAGGCTGACTTCGAGTGGTGGGCCTCGAGATACGACCGGAGAAGGCTCTCACCCACCGAGATTGAGAACATGCAGTTCCTCCACGAGCAGGAAGACGCGAAGGAGGCGGAGCGCGTCCTGGATGACCAGACGCACGACTTTTGCTCTTACTACGGCAGACTCGCGATGGACGGGATCAACCAATCCCACGGGTCGTGTCACCGGACCATGAGCTTCGACGACGTGACAACCAGGGCGCTCAATTCGCCAATGCGCTACGAGGATCGTGGGGGCTACAAGTACAAGCGCACGAAGAGAGAGATGCAGCGATGGGTGCTCGAGACGCTGGCCGCGCTGCGTGGCGAATCGGTGCCAGACACCGAGAAGGCCATGGCGGCGGGCCCGGCTCCGATCCAGGAGCTCGAGCTCGTCCTCTCTCGGATCTCCGAGCTCGAGCTTGTGGCTGCGAGGGTCGATCGCGCACTCGATCGAGTGTGTGAACTCGCGGAGACGGTGAGCGAGTGACCGTCTACCGACAGAGGGCCGCCGCGTCCACGATCGCGGCCCTCCGGCTGCGGATCCGCCGGGCCGTGGGAGACATCGAGGGCGACGCCTCGCCGACTGCGCCCCGGTGGAGCGACACGGCGATCGATCAGGCGGCCATCGATCAGATGTTCGACATGTACTCCGAACTCGCGATCGACCCGTCGCGGGTCATGCAGCGCGCATCCCTCACGTACACGGCGGACGCGGCTTCGGTGGCGCTCGGAGAAACCTACGCCGCGGCGCCCATCGTCATGATCGAGGAAGTGGTCGCGAACAGCCGTTACCCGTTGGCTCGCGTGGACTACCTTGACATCGAGAAGTTCGGGCGCGACGGGGACGCGGACGTGCTCTCGACGCCGGGGAACCGGGTTTGGTCGTTCTTCGACAACGGGATCGCCGTGCGCCCAACGCCCAACTCGAACCTGGCGCTCGAGGTCTCTTATATTGGGAACCCACTCACCCTCGCCGGCGCGTCCACGCCGACCACAGATCAGCAGCCGCTCCCCGTGGAGTTCGAGCCCGTGCTCGTGCTCGGCGCCGCCTTGAATCTTCTCGAGGTGGACGATCAAACGCCCATGGTGCGGATGCACCGCATGAGATACGAGAGGATGTGGGAGCGGTTTCAACTGAGGGCCACGCAGTACCGCGGCCCCATCTTTTGCCGCAACATCAGGAGATTCACATGAGCAGCAAATCAGCCCCCTTCTACGTGGTTTATGAGCCGCCACCCGGCTCCACGCCGTTCGAGTTCGTCTACTCCTCGACGACCTACACGATCCAGCCCCCGGACGGGTACTGGAAGAAGGTGCCCGTCAAAACGAAGGTCGGGGACATCCTGCACCCGACGACGGGGAAGGTGCTGAGCGAGAAGTTCACGTTCACCGAGGAGTGGGTCCCGGATCCCGTGAAGACCGCGACCGGGAAGCGACCGACCAACGGCCTCTATGTCACCGAGGCACAGTGGACGGTCATGAACAGCGGCGCCTACGACGAGCGCAAGGGCTATCTGCGAATCCTCCACGATGAGGAGGTAGCTCTCAACCGTGCCACGGCCAGGGTCCACGCCGACCACCAGGCCGAGCTCGGGGAGATCAAACGGGCGCACGTGGAGAAGGCGAAGCAACTCGTGATCGAGGCGGAGAAGCAGGCCGACGCCCTGCGTGAGCAGATCAAGACCGGCCAACTCGCCGCGGTGGCGGCCGAGCTCGGTATCGACCCGAAGGAGATGGAGGCCCTCGCCAAGGCCCGCAAGAAGTCCGAGAAGCGCGCCACGGAGTAGCGGATGCCCAAGGGGACGCCAAGCATACCGCTCTCCCGCGGCTACGGCGGCCTCAACAGGTTCGACCGCCAAGCGAGCGAGCACCAGATCGTCCACGGACTCGACGTGTTCGAGGACGACGGCGACCTTCGGCGCCGCGACGCCTTCCACGCGATTGCGACTGGGCCGCCGTTCCTCTTGCCGGCCGGCAAGACCATGGTATGGCTCAACAGCTCCGCGAAGTACGATCGCGAGTTCACCGTGGCCGCCGCAAGCGTGGGGGCGTACTCGACGCTGCGCGTGTACTGCCTGGAGCCCTTCGACGGCATCGACTGGCGCCACGTCGTATCGGCGCCGACCCTGCCATCGAGGAGCTCTTTCCTTCGGGTCCGCTACTGGAACGGCTCGGCATGGACCGAGATCCCCCATGTCGTGGACTCAACGCTCACGCGGCAGACGGGCGCCGACGGCAAAAACTGGTTTCAGAGCTTGTGCAAGGACGGACGGATCTCTTGGCACAAGAACCAGCTCACGGGATGGACGACGATCACTCAGGACAGCCTCGCGTGGTACGCCGTGGAGCTCAGCTTTCGTGCCCAGGTGACGGGCACCGTCGGAGAGACGGCTCAAAGCCTCTCGGGCACCGGCAGCCTGCAACTGGCGGCGCCCGGGCCGCGGGCCTTCGTGCTGGAACCGATCAAGAGCATCTTCCCAGTCCAGCTCAGAGGCGGCCGGTCCGTGATTGTCGTGGCGTCGGATCGCGCAGAGCCGGAGGGCGTTGAACTCGGCGCTCAGCTTGGCGTCTACAAGGGCTCCTACTGGGACACGCAGATCCTCCACCTATTGGCCGACGAGGGCGCCGGTGTGAATGGCGTGGTGACGTGGCCCCAGAACAGACAGACCAGCACATGGCCGGATCCGTACCCGCCAGGAGGAGGATGGGCGAACATCGGCGGCGGCGGCACCGAGGGCACGGCCGATAGGCTGACGAAGAACCAACTCGATCCGCTCGCGACCAACTACTACGAGTGGCGAGAGGACCAGTTCCTCGGCGGGCGCATCCTCCAGGACGTGGCGCCATACTCGGGCATCGTCCAGAGCGCCACCACGCGGAGGGGCGAGTTTGTCTTCGGCGTGGACGATACGCTCGGGGCGCTCCTCCAGGCGGAGGAGTGGCGCAACTGCCGGCTCCTCTGCATCGCGAAGGGCGCAGGCGGAACGCCGGTCGGCGAGTGGCGGGAGATCCTCGATCTTGCGCCCGACAGCGCCAACAAGTTCCTCCTGAAGTACCACGAGCACTTTTCGATCGCGCCGGACACGGACAACTTCTTCGATGTGTACCGCCCGCCGTGCATGGTGAGACTCCTCGAATCAGATTGGGACTACGAGGTGCAGGACACGATCGCCCCGGACAAGATCCAGCTCCAGGGCGGCCGGGACTTCGCCGCGGACATGCAAGCAGCCGACAATGAACGGCCCGTGGTCTTCGAGCTCGGCCGCGAGCTCCGGTGGATGATGCGCGCGGCGGCTCAGTGGTCCGGGGCGATGGATCAGACCACGCGGAAGCTCCTCCTCACGAACGGCGCCAACATCCTCTCCTACGACGGCATCCGTCTCCGTCCGCTCAGGGCCACGAGTTCTGCCGCGAGCGCCCGGGTGCAGGCGTGGGTGGGCTCGGTGCCAGACCAGGACCGGGGCGCGCTACAGCCCCACGAGCTCGCCGGCTCGATGCTCCGCGCCAGGCCCCCCCAAGGTCGGTTCGTGGTGGACTACATGGGCCGGACCGTGGTGCTGGGTCTCCCAGACCGGCCGAGGGGCATCGCATACTCGGCCCCGACGCCAGACAACGACATCTGGCCCCTGGCCTACACCACGCAGATCGGAGGCAGCGATCAGTCCAGCGACCCGATCACGGGCGCGGCGATCCTCGGGACCCGCCTCGTGGTCTACACAAGCACGGCGATCCACGTCTCAGATCCGCCCGACGACGCCGGCCGACTCGCCTGGCAGGTCGATGCCAAGTCCCAGCGGATCGACTTCGGCTACGACCTGGCGGGGCGGCCCGTGAGCAAGACCCCGATGGGGGTGCCCGTAGCGCGGCT